AGGTTTTTCTGGTGCGCGGTACAGGACTCGAACCTGTGACCCCATGCACGTCAATTATGGTGCACAAATATTTGCAACTATTTATGAGGTCTTAGGCGAATTTTTGCGGTTGTTTTACATGAAACTGTGACGTAAATCCTCGTGAAGCTTTTTCAGGTCTTTTCGGTTACTGACAAATTACTAACACTCTCCACTGCTGATATGAGTTTTTCGGTGTCGGCGTGGACGTAGATGTTGGCGGTGGTAGAGAAGTCGGCGTGGCCGAGTATCTTTTGCAGCACGTCCGGCTGGATGCCGGCGTTACGCGCCCAGGTGGCGTAGGTATGACGGGTGGCGTGGGGCGTGTGCTTCTGGATATTCAGCTTTTTCAGCAGCGGGTAGAAATCGCGCTTGCGGTAATTGGCAGGGATATGCTGCCCTTCGTAGCCGGACAAGAGCAGATCACCGTCGGCCCGACCGGCAAAGTAGGCAAAATACTTTCTGCCCTCCGGGCGGATGGGGATGACGCGGTTTTTTCCGGCTTCCGTCTTTTCGCCACCGATCACATACGTCTCGTGGTAGTCTGCAAGCGGCAAGGAAAACAATTCTCCGATACGCATACCGGTGTAGATCAGCATGAGGGCGATTTTGGCGGCGTCGGAGCCGTCTTTTTCCAATAGCGCGATCTCGTCATCTGTAAAGATGGCTTTTTCTTTTTTTACCTGCTGGGGCAGCTTGACGTATTTGGCAAAGTCAGTGGTGGCGATCTCTTCCCGGACAGCCCAGCGGGACATCTGCGTCATAAGCTGCTTGTATTTGGACAGGGTGGAGTTGGACTTTGCCATGTTGCTGTCGATGATCGCCTGAAAATCCTTTGTGCGAAGGTCGCGGAATTTCCGGGGATACAGACTGGTGCAGACCTTATAGGCCTGGTTGTAGGACTCTATTCCCTGCGGACCTATTTCACGGAAGTGTTCTGCTTTCCATTCCGCAAACACCTCAGAGAACGTCATGTTGAATTTTTCTTCGATCGGTTTGCCGGAGAGCTTTTCCAGCGCGGCCAGTGCGTCGGTCTTGCGTTCGTAGTAGCCGATGATCACATGATTTTTGGCGGCAGCCCAGGGGCGTGTACGGCGACCTGAGAGCTTGTAAACCGTGCCGGCACCGTTGGGGCGCTTCAGGGCTTTGCGGGTTTCTTTGACCTGCTTTTTGCCGCAGATATGACAGTAAACGGCGCCGGGGACAAGCTCGACGCCGCATTTTATACAGGTGGACATAGGGATACCTCACAAAAGAATAACAAGAAACTTGTGAATTACGTCTATTGAAAACAAGAAACTTGTCATGTACAATGTCTGTGTAAAATAGAACAAATGTTTTATACGTTAAGGCCTGGCGTGTGGGTCCTTTGTGTAACGCAGGGCCACGATAAAAACGGCGGCAAAAATGCCGATGCCGACGGCAAGCAGCAAAAAGACGATCCATGCGAATATGCTGGCCTCTCCGCCCTGAATAAGCCCCTGGTTGGGCACACGGTAGTCAAAGAAGATATAGCCCACGATAACCGCCAAAAATATGGCACACACAAGCATGAGGCCGTAAATGGCAAATTGGGTGATCCGCGTTTTTTTGCGCTGGTAATCAATGGTTTTCGCCATCTGCTCCATGCTGCCCTCAAGACGGGCAATCTCCAGCTCGTTATGGTGGTCGTGCTGCAGCTGGGCCATCTGATCCTCCGGGGGCAGCATTTCTATGATGCCGAAATACCGGTCCAGGGACACGCCGAGAACGGCGCAGATGGCGCCGGCATTATAGACGTTGGGCGCCTTGGATTTGGTAGCAAAAAAGTTCCCGATGGTGGATATTGAAATTCCGGTTTCGTCTGCCAGGTCCTGAATGGTGATATTCTGGCGGTCCCTTGCTTCGCGACACAATTCCTTTAACGTATCTTCCATTTTTTCCCTCTTTTCCCCTTTTTGGCGGTCAATTATCCTAATTCTGTTGCGAGAAAACAGCGGTTTCCCCTTTTTGGCGTTGACAGACCCAACTTAAAACTGCTACGGTAAAGCCGCAGCAGACAGGCGTGATGGTTGGCGTGGCTGCTGCAAGTCCCCGCCGCCGTTGCGGAGGCGGCGGGGACGGCTGAACTAAGGTTTGCATACAGAGCAGGCGGTGTAACCGCTGGCAATGGCTTTGGACAGAGATATTTCGTAGCAACTGTCTTTTAGGTAGCGGCAAGACCAGCGGTGGTACTTCCCCCCTGTTTCTGTGATATAAACGGTTTTGCTGTCAGCTTTTTCTTGTGTTGTAGTTGTGTCTGAGCATGCGGTTAAAAACAGCATGGACGCAGCCATGACAGAGCAAATAAAACGTTTCATTTTTTCTCTCCCCAGTTGCTTCCATAAAACTTACGTTCACGTTTCTTTTTTACGCCGTCCACTATGGTGAAAACGACCATCCAAATAAGAAGAAGCCCCAAACCACATATAATAACTAAACCAAAAATATCACCGGCGGATAAATGCTTTTCCACGGGTGCCTCATCGTCTGCGTATGTGGTTGTTGGCGGAGGATCAGAAGCAAGGCCGTTGTCGACAAGCGCATCATGGTAGCCGTCATAGTACCCATCATCGTACCCATCCATAAGCCCGTTGTCGTATGCACTTTCCATATCATCCTTGTCGTAATAACAGCCCGGCAAAAACAAAGAGATTGATATAGAAAGCACAATGATGGGAATAGCGTGAGTTAATTTCGTAAAAATACGCCCCCTTTCTGGCACCTATTATATAACTTGGTGAAGAAATTACAAGTGTAAGACGGGGATTTTAGTACAACTGAATAAGAGACGGGATAAGAATTGGACGATTTGACGAAGGAATGAGGGAGAAAATGGACAGAGAGTTGATGGATCGGTTTGTGCAGCTGGGGGAGGTGGAGAAAGACATTATTCTTGCGGCGGCAAAAGCCCTTTTATCTGGAGGAGAAGCATCTCCTTCTGCTCCGGCGTAAGGCGGGACAGCAAAGACAGCATTTCAAGATCGCGCTCATCGGTAACGGTGGGCGCGGTTTCTTTTTGCTCTTCGGTCAGGGTTTCGACCGGAACGCCAAAATAGTCAGCGATTTTTTGCAAAGTTGCAGAATTTGGTTTGCAGCCTGATTTCCAGCGAGAAACAGTTGCTTTTGCAATTCCCATTTCAAGGGCTGCTGCAGTTGGCTTTATGTTTTTGCTGTTACACAGGCGCAGGTAGTTTTGAAAAAACATACAAATTACCTCAAGAATTTTTGTGCAACCAACCGAAGTTTATTTTGTTAGCGTTTTTGGCTTGACTGTCAACAATGTTAGCGTTATTATACGGTTATGGGTTGAATTTGTTAGCGTAATTGCGGAAGGGTGGTGGTGAGACGGCCCGTTGGCAGCGGGCCGCAGAACTATTGAGGCAGCGCAGATGGCACTGCCAGTCGTGATGCATGATGTGTGGCAACTTTATGGTATCACGAAAAGTAAACTTTTGCAACTATAAATTTTGAAAGGAGAAAAGAAATGCCGGAAGCATGGACGGGACGACTGATCGGGAGGATGCACAACAACCGCATTACCTATTCCGACCTGGGCGCAGAGCTGGGGATCGGAAAGGCGTATGTGTGCCAGATCCTGAACGGCGTGAAGAAGCCGAAGGACATCCAGAAGCGGATGGAAACCGCGCTGGACGCCATCATCGAGAGGAAGAAGAAATGAGCAGGATCGTTACATTGACGCCGCAGGACGCGACGCTGTACCTGCGGGAGCGTGGGCTGGGCATGACGACAGACACACTGCGGCAGGGCATCAAGCAGGGGGTGTACCCCTTCGGGCTGGTGATCGAGCTGGACAAGAGCCCAGTGTATCAGATCTTCAAGAAGCAGCTGGACGCATGGATCGCGGAGAGGACGGTGGAGGAATGACGTGGTTTGCATGGACGCTGGCGTTTATCGGCGCGGCGTGGTTGAGCTGGGCTATCGTCAAGGGCGTGGAGGCGCTGGGGCGATGAGAGAGCGGAACAGGCGGGCGCAGGAATACTCCCAGCTATGCCGCACCAGACGATGGTGCAAGCGTATGTGGGTTGTGGCAATCGTTTTGTGGGTGATGCTGCTGGTGCTGGTGGCGTGGTGCCTGACGCTGCCGCCGGTGCAGGAGGACGTGGTGCAGTCACCGCCCACGGTGGAGATCGCGGAGCCGGAGGCGGAGAACGTGCTGGTATGCGACATCACCGGGTACTGCGCGTGCTGCACGCCCTACGCCCACATGAACCAGCGGGACGGCAAGGTGCTGACGGCCTCCGGCCTGTGGGTGGACATCGGCGAGGCCGTGGCGGTAGACCCGGACGTTATCCCGCTGGGCAGCACCGTGACGCTGGGCGGCAAGACTTACATCGCAGCCGATACCGGTGTGTACGGATACACGGTGGACGTGCTGATGAGCCACGAGGACGCGGCGCAGGCCGGTGTGGTGAAAGCGCTGGTGAAGGAGGACTACAAAGCGTTCCGGCGGGACGTTGAGGCCGACAAGGCGAAACGATACGCATCGTACAGCGAGGCTGATTTTTACAGCATGAACAGCGCAAGGCGAGAGAACGCCAAAAAGGCGATAAGAAAGAGGGATGGAAGATGAACCGACTGAAGGAACGGCGGTTGGAGCTGGGACTGACGCAGGAGGCGGTCAGCGGCATTCTAAAGCTGGCAGACCCCCGGATGGACGTGAGCATGGTGAGCCGGTTTGAAAACGGCGTGTGCCTGCCCACGGAGGAAGTCACCGAGGCGCTGGAGGCGGCGCTTTGGGCCAGCAGGGCGTATCTGTTCGGCGAGGACGAGAAAGCGGAGATGCCTATGCGTACGGCGGAGACAGAGCGGATCGCCGGTCTGATCCCCAATGGACGCAGGAACGCCATCAGCCGGGAAGACCTGGCGGCGGCGCTGCACACCACCGACCGGAAGATGCGAAAGGCGGTTGCCGAGGCAAAGAAGCAGGGCGTGATGATCTGCAATGACGGGGACGGGTACTACCAGAGCGACGAGCTGAGCGACCTGTGGCGGCAATACAGGCGGGAGACGGCGCGGGCTATGTCTATCCTCAAGGCGCGGAAGCCTATGCGGGACGTGCTGAAAGCGGCTGGGAGGCTGGCATGAGCGTGTTTGACTACAAGGAGCCGCGGGCGGAACCGAAGCCCTACAAGGTGCCGCGATGCCCCGTGTGCGGCGAAGAAACAGATACCCTGTACAAGAATATTTACGGCGAGACCGTTGGGTGCGATGGCTGCATCCGAACGGTAGACGCATGGGAGGAAAAGAAATGAGCTTGAGTTTGTATCACATTGACCAGGCACTGGAGGCGCTGATCGACCCGGAGACCGGGGAGCTGCTGGACTACGATGCGTTTGAGCAGCTGCAGATGGACAGGGAACACAAGATCGAGAACATGGTGTGCTGGTCCAAGAGCCTGGACGCGGAGGCAAAAGCCATCCGGGACGAGGAAAAGGAGCTGGCGGAGCGCCGCCGCACGATGGAGCGCAAGCGTGACCGGCTGCGGGACTACGTTGACCGGGCATTGGACGGGCACCCCTTCCAGACGGCAAAGTGTTCCGTTACCTACCGCAAGAGCACGGCGGTAGAGATCACCAACATGGAGGAGCTGGTACGGTGGTGCATGGACAACGGCTATGACGGCAAGGTGACGTATGCCGCGCCCACGGTGGCCAAGAGCGACATTGCCCCGCTGCTGAAAGCCGGTGTTGCGGTGGACGGCGCGGAGATCGCCGAACGGATGAACATGGGGGTGAAGTGATGGGACTGAACATATACGGAAAGCTGGCGGCGATCCAACGGGAGCTGAAAGCGCCAAAGGGGCAGTACAACAGCTTTGCGAAGTATAACTATCGGAGCTGCGAGGACATTCTGGAGGCGGTAAAGCCGCTGTGCATCAAGAACAATGCCACGCTGATATTGAATGACACGGTTCGTGAGATTTCCGGTCGGTTTTACGTTGTTGCTACGGCCACGCTTGCCGATCAGGAGAGCGACGGTGTTGTGGAAGCGGACGCATACGCCAGAGAGCCGCAGGACAAGAAGGGCATGGATGACAGCCAGATCACCGGCATGGCATCCAGCTATGCCAGAAAGTACGCGCTGAACGGGCTGTTTTGCATCGACGATACAAAGGACGCGGACACGGACGAGGTGAAGCGGCAGGAGCAGAAGCCCGTCAAAAAGGGCGCGGTCATCTGCGAGAGCTGCGGTATGCCCATTAAGAGCGTGACGTGCCAGGGCATTAGGTATTCCCCGGATGACATCGCAGACAAGTCCATCGACAGATACGGCAGACGGCTGTGCTGGGGCTGCATGAAGGCGGCCAACGCAGCGGAGAAGAAGCATGAGTGACCTGGTAAATGACATCCGGGACAAGAGCCGGATGCTGGATGTAGCCATCACGGAGCTGAAGCGGCGGGGGCAGAAATACGCGGAGTCCGAAAAGGCGTACCGGGTAGCTCTGGCCAAACAGATACTTACAGAACGCGACAACGGCGTGCCGGTGACGATCATTTCTGACATCTGCAAGGGCAAGGCGGAGATCGCCGCGCTTCGGTTTGAGAGAGACTGTGCAGAGGTGGTATACAAGTCCGCTATGGAGGCCATCAACTCCATGAAACTGCAAATACGGTTGCTTGACAATCAGCTGGACAGAGAGTGGGGTGCGGCGAAATGAACAAGCTGCACATACAGCCCTGCTGGACGTGCAAGAAGTGCTATGGCGATTGCAGCTGGTCGATGAAAGACACGGAGCCGGTGCCAGGATGGGACGCTACGCCTACGGTGAAGAAAAAAGGAGGCCGCAAGGCGGGTATCATGCGCAGCTACGCCATACACAGCTGCCCGGAATACGAATGGGACGGGACGGTGGTAAGCAATGGAGGACAAGCGGTGCTTCCTGTGCGGCAGGAATGACCCGAGCGATCCGTTAGAGAAGCATCATCTTCTGGGTGGTGCGAACCGCAAGAAGAGCGATAAATACGGCCTTGTTGTGTACCTGTGCGGTAACAGGTGCCACAGGAACGGAAAGACGGCAGTACACCGCAGCGGCGAACAAATGCGCAGGCTGCGGCGGTACGGACAGCTAAAGGCCATGCAGGAGCAGGGCTGGACGGAAGAGGACTTTCGAAGAGAATTTGGGAAATCATATTTGTAAGGAGATTTGACATGGTAAACAGAACGATTTTGCAGGGACGGCTCTGTGCGGATCCTGAGATGCGGAGAACCAACAACGGGACGGCGGTGTGCAGCTTCCGCGTGGCGTGGAGCGAGACCATCAAAGACCGGGAGACAAAGCTGTTTTTGAACTGCGTGGCGTGGCGTGGCATGGCAGAGATAATCTGCAAATACTTCCGCAAGGGCAAGGAACTGGCGGTAGAGGGCAGACTGTCTACCCGCGAATACGACGACAGGGACGGCAACCGGCGCAGTGTGACGGAGATGACCGTGGACAGGGTACACTTCTGCGGTAAGAACGAGGACGGGCACGGTATGCCGCCCCGGACGGACGGCCAGAGCCAGTTCGTGGAGATGGACGAGGATGACATGTCAGATTTGCCTTTCTAAGGGGGTGACGTGAATGGGCAAGATGCAGGAGGAGATCAAGGCGCTGCGCAGGCAGAACACGCATTTGCAGAACGTGGTGCAGCGGCAGCGGGAACGGCTGGCAGTCATAGACAAATATAGGCGTGCTCTTGACGCGCATTACGCTGCATGCGCTATACAGTTTGGCGAGAAGCGCGAAGACTGCGACGTGTTATGGGGGTATCACTTGGAGATACCCGCTGAACTTGTGGAGAAAGGCAAGACTTACACAGTAAATTACGGCTTTGATCCAGAGCGGATTATGTACATTATTGGCGCATACCCGAAGGATTGAGAGGTGGCGCATAGTGGCTCTTGAGTACATTCCCTTTTATTACAGTTATCGCAAGAAATTAGAGAAACTTTCAGATCAAGAGGTAGGTCGGCTTGTACGGGCTTTGCTGGAATATGGCGAGACCGGAGAGACGGAGGAACTTACGGGACGGGAGTCGATCGCATTTGATTTCATTGCGGACGATATAAACAGGGCGAAAGCAGCGTATGACGAGCGATGCGCAAAGAACCAGCGCAACATAGAGAAACGATATGCACGGCAGGAGGGTACGACCGTATACGATGGTATACGAACGAATACGACCGTATACGAAACGTACCAAACCAAAGACAAAACCAAAACCAAAGACAAAACCAAAGATATATCACTCCCACCTAACGGTGTGAGTGATACACGCGGGGCGCGCTTCACACCGCCATCCGCTGATGATGTGTCCGCCTATGTGCAGGCGCAGGGGTATCACGTCAACGCAGAGCGCTTTGTAGCCTTTTACGAGCAAAAGGGTTGGATGGTGGGGAAAAACCACATGAAGGACTGGAAAGCCGCCGTGCGGAGCTGGGAGACCAGGTGGAAAGACGAGCGCCGCCCGCAGGAAAAGGGCAGCGGCAACGTGTTCCTGAAGATGCTGGAGGATGGGCTATGACAAGGGACGAAACGTTGAAGATCATGGCGGTGCTGAAAGCCACGTACCCAAACTTCTACAAGGACATGACGCGCAGGGACGCCGAGGGAGTTGTAGCACTGTGGACGGATATGTTTTCCGAGGACAGCTACAACGCCGTGGCGGCGGCTGTAAAGGCGTTTATCGCGTCCGACAGCAAAGGGTTCCCCCCGGTGGTGGGGCAGGTGAAACAGCGCGTCACGGAGCTTGCAAGCGCAAAGGTGCTGCCCGGTAATGTGAGCTGTGGCAGCGAGAAGGAAGCGGCGTGGATGCGGCGGTATATCAACGCTGACCACGGCGGGCTGGGACGTATCTCACGGTACGCACGAGAACACGGCATAACGTGGGATGAGGCAAAGGCGGTGCTGCATGGATAACGGCATCTGGAAGATCGCCACGGCGAAGCTGTGCGGACAGTGCATACGGGACATGGAGGACGAGTACATCTTCGCCCCCATGTGGCGGCGGACACTGGGCGGCACGTGCGAACGGTGCGGAGAGATGCGCATCGTCCATGAGGTGCAGTACACGATGAACAAACGAGGGCTGGAGAAAAGAGGGAAGCTGAATGGGCCTGATGAGTAACGACCTGGCGCGGCTTAGTCCTGCGGCGCAGAAGCAGGTCATGGAGAAGATGCAGAAGCCGGGGAAGTACAAGGCGCAGAAGACAAAACGCGGCAAGCTGACCTTCGACAGCAAGAAGGAAGCGGAGCGCTACGACGCGCTGATGCTGCTGCAAAAGGCCGGGGAGATACGGGGGCTGAAATTACAGGTGCGGTACTGCTTGCAAGAGGCGTACACGACGTTTGAGGGCGAACGTGTGAAAAGTATCGACTACATCGCGGACTTCGTGTACGAGCGCAGGACGACCCCTGACAGCTACGGCCAGCGGTACTGGCTGCCGGTGGTGGAGGACGTGAAAGGGATGCGTACCCGCGAGTATGCCATGAAAGCAAAGCTGTTCCGCAGTAGGTATGGGTTTGCCATACGGGAGGTGTAAAGCGTGAAACAACAAATCGCATTGAACGTAGACTGCATGGAGTATATGCGGACGCTTCCGGATAAGGCATTTGATCTTGCCATTGTAGACCCGCCATACAGGGACGAAAACAAAGCCCCGACAAAATGGATGCGGGACAGCATGAGTTGCAAAGGATTGTTTCTTGCAGGGGTTCCAACAGACGGGTATTTTGCGGAATTGGAAAGGTGTAGCAATTCTCAAATTATTTTCGGGGCAAATAATTTCGGACGTCCGTTCAAGGGGTTCATATCATGGGATAAAGGGGTTCGTGGTGCAGATAGGTATTCGCAGTGCGAGATTGCTTCGCTATCGGATAATCTATCAACGGTTTCGTTTGTTGCGGAAGTCCCAATTTATGGAAACTACAAAGGAAAAATTCACCCCACGCAAAAGCCCGTGGAGCTGTACGAGTGGATATTGACGCGCTTCGCAAGGAGGGGGGACAAAATCCTCGACACGCACCTCGGCAGCGGCTCAAGCCGTATTGCCGCGTATAACCTCGGCTTTGACTTCGTGGGCTGCGAGATTGACCGGGAATACTACGAAAAGCAGGAGCAACGATTTGCGGCCCACACGGCACAGGTAAGGATGTGGTGACAAATGGGTAAACAGCATTTGAGCAGGGACGACCGCATCTTTATGCGTGGCAAGCTGCAAGGCACACGGGAGAACATGGACATGGTGGCAATGGTGCTGATGGACAAATGCGGCTGGCACGTCCAAGAGGAGACAGCGGACAGCCGGGACACCCACAGCATCGCGTATCTGTACGAGTGCCTTGAGAAACTGGCGGAGGAGATAAACGAGGGCCGCATCAAGCGGAAGCACATCAAGGACGTGCTGAAGGACGAGTGCGGCGTGGTGTTTGGAGATTGAGAGGAATGACATGACAAGAGATGAGATCGTGACCGCGCTGCGGTGCCATTGTGATGCAATAGAAACTGGGGCGTGCCCAAAGGATAAGTGCCCTTCGTTTGAAAGACCGGCGCGTTATAAATGCGCTGGTGTGGTTTGCGGGGAAGCCGCTGACCTGATCGAGAACCAGCAGCGGCACATAGAGGCACTGATGAAAGCCAACGACAGCCTGAAGGACGCCATTGCACGGCGGGATAAGCAGATAGAGGACATGAAGCAGGGCATGGCACAGCTGGCAAAGGCTGTGGCGGTGAAGGAGGAGGCGGAGTGATGGAACGACTGACAGAGCGACTTAGAACTGGTGAGGTTCTTATGGCATCAGATTACGAGGAGAAATACACGGAACAAGAGTGGATCTGTGTGCTGCAAGACCGCCTTGCCGCCTACGAGGACACGGGGCTGACGCCGGGAGACATCAAGGAATTGCTTGACATGGCTGTGTCGAAAACAGACAGGGTTTTGCGGCTTAAAGAAGAATTGCACACCATAAAGAACGAGCTATGCCAATACTGCGGGAAGTACAAACAAGCACACGAGGGCGCCTGTGACGGGTGCAAATGGAGGGAAATGTGATGGATGCTGTGAAGTTTGTAAAGGAATATCTGCGTATGTGCACAAAGGTTGATGAGTGCGAGGATTGCCCTGTATACAAGACTGACTTTTGTACTGTACCTGCTAAGGAGCGTTCACAGGAGAGCGCGGAGGAGATTGTCGAGCTGGTCGAGGAGTGGTCTGCTGCACACCCGTGCAAGACACGGCAGAGCGTGTTTTTGGAGCAGTATCCTCAGGCTGATATTGATAACACCGGGCTTTTGATCCTGTGCCCTAAGCGTATTTCTGCTGATATACGGGTTACCGCCGATTGTTTGCGCCAGGGGTGCTCCGATTGTCGCCGCAAGTTCTGGATGCAGGAGGTGGAGTGATGGAAAATCTGTTGCAAGACATCGCCAGCGGGCTGTGGATTGTGATAGGCATTCAGGCCCTTGTCTGGCTGAAGCGTTGGAATAAGAAGTTCAGTGACCTGTATGACGAACTGAAATGGGAGATGGAGTGATGGAACGAATGACAAAACGCGAAAATGGGCACGTGTATTACCCGAGATGCTTTGAAGAACCGTGCGGCGGCATGGGATGCCTCACTGAGGACTGTGGATTTAAGGTCGAAATCTGCGAACGCCTTGCCGCTTACGAGGACACGGGGCTGGAACTGGATGAAGTGAACGCACTTCAAAAAGATTGGAGCGACCTTTGCACGGTGATCGGAGAATGTGGCGGCATAGACCGCCTGCGCGAGTTGGCCGAGGCCGACAAGGACGGTCGGATTGTGGTGCTACCGTGCAAGGTGGGCGATACGGTGTATCGGTTGCAATACATTGAGCAAACGCCTGGACGATTTGTCGTGGGAGTTGCAGAGATAAAGTTTGCTCTTCTTTGGCTTGAAGAGTTCGGCGAGACCGTTTTCCTCACCCGCGAGGAGGCGGAAGCGGCATTGGAGGCGATGAAGAATGACTGAGTTAAAACCATGCCCGTTTTGTGGCGGAGAAGCAATACTTGAAACAGTAGATGGCAACAGCCCAGAAGAGTGCTATATATACTGTCCAGAGTGTGATTTTGAAAGTGGCGTATATAGCGAACCCAAATTTATCGTCGAAAAGTGGAACAGGAGGGCTGACAATGGCTGAATACATTGACAGGGAAGCGTTACGCAAAGTTTTAGAGAATTGGCGGGATGCTCATGCGGATGTTGATGACGAACAAGGCTGTGGGCTGCTTGAAGATGTGATATGGGAGGTAGACGCACAGCCTGCCGCTGATGTTGCCCCGGTGGTGCATGGACGGTGTGGAATGAAAATCTACAAAAATCCGTGGGTGAGTCGAGAAAGCTATTTCGTCAAAACCGGCGCGGCGAAATCGGCAAAAATGGAAGCGGCGAAAAGCACTGGCTATTCCGTTGACTTCTGGGATGGCAAATGGAAGGTACGCAAAGCAACGTACTATAACAAATCTTTGGCTGAGATGCCTGTGGTGTGCGAGAACAAAGTGAGCATACAGGCGGTCATCGGAAAGGCTGTATTGGACGCGGTGCATGGATTTGCCGGGGGCGGAAAGTCGGATGGAGAGGAAACGCAGCAGGCGGGGTGGCTTCCGGTATACGAGAGCGAGATAACCGGGTGGGACCCCGCGCTTGCAGGGCGCGATCCAATCGGCGGCTACGCTTGCTCGAAGTGCGGTTATGAGGCGGTGTATAGCTGCAACGATGAATACGTTTTGTCGGATTATTGCCCCGGATGTGGGGCACGAATGGCCGGAGGGGCGGAGTGATGGGAGAGCACAAGCACAACCCCACGGCCACCGCCGCGAAGAACGGCGAACTGCCGCCGAAGAAGAAGCCGATGGGCACGGCGGAGAGCCGGGAGTGGGTGTACGCATGGATGCGGAAGCACACGCCGTTGGGCATTATGGAACAGGAGATAAGGAGGAATTGTGATGGCAGTGGTGGATATTTTTATCACGGACAAGAAGTACAACGTCATCTACGCTGATCCACCGTGGGCTTATAGGCAAAAGCAAATGAATTTCCAACATTACGATGAAGGGGAAAAATATGAGAACGGCGTAAATGAACATTACCCCACCATGACGTTGGATGAACTGAAGGCGTTGCCAGTGAACAAAATCGGTGCAGACGATTGCTTGCTGTATATGTGGGCGACCAGCCCCAATTTGGATATTGCCATAGAATTGGGCAAATCATGGGGATTTGAGTATAAAACGGTAGCCTTTGTGTGGGATAAGCAGAGAACCAACTACGGCTTTTATACCTTGAGCCAATGCGAATTATGTTTGGCGTTCAAAAAAGGCAGAATCCCAAAGCGGGCAGTAACAAATGTGCGGCAGTTTTTAAGCGAGAAATTGGGGAGACACTCAGAGAAACCAGCAAAGATCAGAGAAAGAATCGACACCATGTATGGGCATTTGCCCCGCATCGAACTGTTTGCCCGCCAACAGGCGGACGGCTGGGACTGCTGGGGGAACGAAGTGGAGGAGAAGTAAATGGATGCTGTGAAAGATACAGATACAGCATACCGACATGGCCCCCTGGTGATGGCGGGCCGGGGTATAGAGGGCACGAACTTGAGATAGACGTATTCTATGGAGGTGGAGGCGGCGATGCAGAAGGGTGATGTGAACCGGGCGCGGTTTATGACGCTGCCGAGCGAGTACCCCGGCTCCGGTGCCAACGATGAAAAGCGGTTCCCCATCCGAAAGGGCACGGTGGTGTACGTGCATCCGAAGGGGCGGTACATCGTGGCGGAGTGCGGCGGGGTGCGGGAGACATTCTTCCCGGAGGAGGTGCTGACATGAGCGAATTCCCGGAACGGCTGAGAAAGCTGCGGGAGAGAAAGAGACTGAAGCGGTATGTACTGTCGGAGCGCTGCGGGCTGAATTCGGATGCTATACGCCGGTATGAACTGGGCACGGCGAAGCCGACGATGGATGCGCTGAAGAGCATAGCGGATGAATTCGGCGTGTCGGTGGACTATCTGATGGGCAGGACGGACTATCCCTGCGTGGTAGATGTTGCCGAAAAATAATTTTTGAAAATTCCACTTAAAAGTGGAAAAATTGAAAAAACGCACTTTATCATGGGAGATGCAGGGGCGAACTCTGCATCTCCATTCTTTTTCTTTTCCCCCCTTCTTTACCTGATGGGCGGGGCTTCGGCTCCGCCCGGAGGGAGCAATATGCGGCATAGGTGCCCCGTAAGGGGAGACCACAGCGAGTGACGGGGACTTTCCCTGAAGCGCTAAAGCAGGGCAGGACTGCAATGCCGCCCAAACAATGCGCTGGCAGACCGCTGTATGGGATGCGTCCCAAATAGTCTGCTTACTGCAAAGGATTTCGCCGTGGTGGATGCTATGTATGCTTGCGGGGCACATAGCTCACGGCGGGAACATATTAGGTGAGGCAAAAGCCGGGTACAGACGTGCCAATGACAAAGGCCAGTGGTGGGAGGCCGGTGCGTCAGAACAAAGCGAGGTGTGACATGGCTGCAAGGCTGACAGACCGGCAGAAAAAGAAAATACTGGCGGACTATGTGCAGACCAGCAACTATTGCGCCACCGCGAAAATCAACGGCGTTTCAGCGACCACGGTTAAAAACATTGTTCGGGCAAATGCCGACATTGTGGAAAAGTGTGAGCAGAAAAAAGAGGAGAACACGGCGGACGTTTTGGCGTATATGGAGAGCCAGCGGGATGTGGTGTGCCAGATCATCGGGAATGGGCTGGCGGTACTGAATGACCCGGCAAAGCTGGCGGAGGCCACGCCCAGCCAGATCACCACGGCTATAGGTACACTGATCGACAAGTGGACGATGATGAACAAGGCATCGGACAATGGTGAGAGCGGCGTGGTGCTGATGCCGGAGGTCAGGGATGAGTAGCGTGGTATGGAGGCCGCAGGAACGGCAGGCCATATTTATGGCGCGGCCGGAGTATGAGGCGCTGTATGGCGGCGCGGCAGGCGGCGGCAAGAGCGACGCGCTGGTCATCGAGGCGCTGCGGCAGGTGCATATCCCCTGGTACAAGGCGCTGATCTTGCGCAAAACGTTCCCGCAGCTGCGGGAACTGATCGACAAGACGCTGAACTATTACCCGCGGGTATACCCCAAGGCCAGGTACAACGGCAGCAGCCACACATGGCGGTTTCCCTCCGGGGCGCAGATCGTGTTCGGCAGCATGAACCGGCCGCAGGACAAGATACAGTATCAGGGGCAGGCCTATGACTTTATCGCCTTTGACGAGCTGACGCACTTTACGCAGGAGGAATACGAGTATTTGAAATCCCGAAACCGGCCCAACGGACCGGGGACGCGGGTGTATATGCGCTCCACGGCCAACCCCGGCGGCGTAGGCCACGGGTGGGTGAAGGAGCGCTTCATCACGGCGGCGGCGCCGATGCAGACCATCACGGAGGAGGCTGCGTGGTACACGCCGGACGGCAAGAAGCACATAGGGCAGCAGAAGCGGATCTTCGTGCCGTCCTCGGTATTTGACAACAAGATACTGATGGAAAACGACCCCATGTACGTCCAGCGGCTGGCCAGCATGCCGGAGGCGGAGCGGAACGCCCTGCTGTATGGCAACTGGGACAGCTTCGAGGGGCAGGTGTTCACGGAGTGGCGCAACGACAGCGAGCACTATATGGACCGGAAGAACACCCACGTGATCGCGCCGTTCCGGGTGCCGGAGGACTGGGTGATCTGGTGCGGACTGGACTGGGGCTATTCCCGGCCCTTTTCCGTGGGGTGGTACGCCGTGGACCGCAACAGGCGGATGTACCACATACGGGAGCTATACGGCTGCACGGGAACACCAAACCGGGGTGTGATGTGGGAGCCAACAAAGGTGGCGCAGGAGATACGGAGGATCGAGGACGAGGATCCCAACCTGAAGGGGAAGCAGATACACCGGGTGGGAGATCCGGCCATCTGGCAAAGCGACGGCACGGAGAGTGTGGGCGCGCTGATGGAGCGGCAGCGGGTGTACTTCGAAAAGGGTGACCACGCGCGGATCAACGGCAAGATGCAGGTGCACCACCGGCTGGCCTTTGACGAGGATGGAGTGCCCATGCTGTATGTGTTCAGCACCTGCAAGCATTTTATACGGACGGTGCCGAACCTGGTCTATGACCAGACGGACGTGGAGGACATCGACACCGACGGCGAGGACCACATCTACGACCAGCTGCGGTATGTGTGCATGCGCAACCCCATAGGGCCGCGGGAGGAATACAGGACGGTGGAGCGGCCGTATTCCCCGCTGGAGACAGAGGACGAGTACAGGCCCAGCCGGTACGCATTTTATCAAGTGTATTAAGGAGGAGCGCATGGAGAGATACGGCATCCCCGGCATCGTACCGGAGGAGCAGGACATGGCGCCGGAGATGGCGGCCATGCTGCTGCAGCGGACAGAGCAGACGCCCACCATCACGGACCGGGACGTGGAGCGGGGCATCGACCTGCTGTCGAAGTACAAGGACGGCAAGGGCAACCTGGAAAACCGCATCGTCAACGACGAGCTGTGGTGGGAGCTGCGGCACTGGGAGGGCATCGGTCAGAGCAAGGCAAAGCGGGTGGACAAGAGCGGCAAGGAGGTCACGTCTACGCCGCCGGAGCCCAAGCCGTCCTCCGCGTGGCTGTTCAACACCATTCAGAACAAGCACGCCGACGCGATGGACAACTACCCGGAGCCGGTGGTATTGCCACGGGAGCGCAGCGACGAGCAGAGCGCCAAGACGCTGAGCCAGATATTGCCGGTGGTGCAGGAGTACAACCACTTCGAGCAGGTGTACTCCGACAACTGGTGGGAGAAGCTGAAGCACGGCACGGCGGTGTACGGTATCTTCTGGGACCCGAAGAAAGACAATGGACTGGGCGACATAGAGATACGGGACATCGACCTGCTGAAGCTGTTTTGGGAGCCGGGCATCACGGACATCCAGAAGAGCCGGAATTTGTTTATCGTAGACCTGGTGGACAACGACCTGCTGGACAGCGAGTACCCGCAGCTGAAGGGCAAGCAGAAGGGCAAGGTCGTGGACGTGAAGGAGTACATCTACGACGACAACGTGGACACCAGCGACAAGAGCGTGGTGGTGGACTGGTATTACAAGGTCAAGACGCCGGATGGCAGGACGGCGCTGCACTACATCAAATTCGTGGGCTCCACGCTGCTGTACGCCAGCGAGAACGACCCGGAGTACCGGGAGCGGGGCTTTTATGACCACGGTATGTACCCGGTGGTGCTGGACGTGATGTACCCGGAGAAGGGCACGCCCATCGGCTTCGGCTATGTGGCCATCTGCAAGGACCCGCAGCTGTACATCGACAAGCTGAGCGCCAACATTCTGGAGAACGCCATGATGGCCACGAAAAAGCGTTTCTTTGTCAGCGACACCACGGCCATCAACGAGCAGGAGTTTTTGGACTGGAACCGGCCGCTGGTGCATGTGAACGGGCCGCTGGACGACGGGCGCATTCAGGAGATCGTGACGCAGCCGCTTTCCGACATCTATGTGACTGTGGCGCAGATGAAGATCGAGGAGATGAAGGACACGGCGGCCAACCGTGACGTGAACTCCGGCGGTACCACCAACGTGACTGCGGCGGCGGCCATCGCAGCACTACAGGAGGCGGGCAACAAGGCCAGCCGTGACATGATCGCCGCCAGCTATCGGGCGTATACGCAGATCAACACTTTGTGCGTGGAGCTGATGCGGCAGTTTTACGACCTGAGCCGCAGTTTCCTCATTACAGGTGAGGGCAGCGAGTACCAGTTTATCGACTTCGACAACACCGGCTTGCAGGACCAGGTGACCGGGCTGGACACGATGGGCAATCCCATGTTCCGCCGGCCGGTGTTCGATTTGAAAATCAAGGCGCAGAAGAAAAACCCCTTCAGCCGCATGGAGCAGAACGAGCGGGCCAAGGAGCTGTACGCAATGGGCTTCTTCGCGCCGGAGAACGCGCAGGCCAGTCTGATCGCGCTGGACATGATGGACTTTGAGGGCATACAGACGGTGAAGGAGAAGGTCATGCAGGGGCAAACGCTGCTGAACATGGTTATGCAGATGAGCCAGCAGCTGGCAGCAATCACCGGCGTTCTCATGCCCCAGGAGGAGACGCAGGCAGGCGGCGGCACCAATACCGCAGAGAGCGGCGGAGGCGGCGGGAACGGCCTTGCAAGCGGCATCATGGAGGCGCAGACGCCCATGACCGGGTACGGGCAGGCGCTTGCCAAGCGGAGCACACCCAGCGTATGACAGAGGTAACGATGCACCGCGGGGACAGCTGCTCCGTCAGGTGCAGGGGACACGCCACGGGGGCACCGGACGTGTGCGCGGCGGTAAGCTGCCTCATGTACACGGCGGCGGGGTGGCTGCACAACACGCAGGAGGCGGAGCTGGTGTATGAAAAGCTGGACAGCGGTGACGCATACCTGCGTTGGCACGGCGGGGAATGGCTGTACGACCTGCTGAAGATCGGCTTTTTGCAGTTGGAAAAGGCGGCGCCGAAAAAAATTTCTGTAAAATTTTGAAAATTCCACTTTTAAGTGGAAAATTCAGAAAAAGCAATGGTACCGTGGGAGGTGCAGAGGCGAACTCTGTACCTCCCTTTTGTTCCGGGCGGCGGGGCGGCGGTTATGAGACACCGCTTCGCCGCAGGAACGGGGACGCCACACGGGAGCGACATGCCCGCGCATTTTTAGGAGGACAAGATATGTACCTTTTTGACATGAGCCTTTGCCTGTTTGACGGCGAGGGCGGCGGGGCGGCAGCTCCCGCAGCACAGGGCGAAACACAAGCGAGCACTGGTACCACCCGCCAGGGCAAAACGGGCGCACTGAGCGACGTGAAGTACGGCAAGCAGCCGGAGAGCGAAGCACAGACGGAGCAGCAGCCTGACGCCGGGGCTGAGGAGAAGGTAAAGGACGTGGAGACCACGTCCGACGCGCTGGAGGCCAAGAAAAAGGCTTTCAGGGAGTTGATCAACGGGGAGTACAAGGACCTGTACACCCAGGAAACGCAGCGGATGATCGACCGGCGCTTTAAGGAGGCGCGGGAGAATGAGAAGCGGATGAAGTCCTACCAGCCGGTGTTGGATACGCTGATGGAGCGCTACGGCATCGACGACGGGGACGCCGCGCGGCTGCTGGAGGCCGTGGACAACGACCACGCCTACTGGAGCGAGGCCGCCGAGGAGGCGGGCATGAGCGAGGAGCAGTACAAGGAGTTCCGCCGGCTGAAGCGGGAGAACGCCGAGCTGCTGCGGAGCCAGCAGGAGCAGCAGCAGAACGAGTTTTTCCGGGCGCAGGGCGAGAAGTGGTACAAGGAGGCGGAGGCCATGAAGGGCAACCCCCTGTACCAGGGCTTCGACCTGATGCAGGAGCTGCAAAACCCGGAGTTTCTGAGCCTGCTGAAGGCCGGGACACCGGTGGAGCACGCCTACCGCGTGCTGCATTTTGACGAGCTGATGGGAAGCGCGGTACAGGCCGCGGCTGCAAGCACGGAAAAGAAGGTGGCAGACTCCGTCCGCGCAAAGGGCAATCGTCCCAACGAAAACGGCACCAACTCCAACAGCGCGTTCGTAACAAAGACGGATCCTTCAAAGCTGACAAGGGCAGACTTTGAAGAGATCGAGCGGAGAGTGGCAAGAGGCGAACGCATTTCGTTCTGATCTCTCACGGCTCCGCTGCGATATGCTGAAAGGAGCTATGAAACTATGATGAATACCATTTGTGACCTGTATCTGATGCCGGTGGTGCTGAACCTGTTTGACGGCAACACCAACACCACCCTGGACGCCGGTTTGTCCGACGAGATGAAGACGTATTACTCTATGCGTCTTATCAATCTGGCCGAGCCGGAGCTGATCCATGACCAGTTTGGTCAGAAGCACCCCATCCCCAAGAACAGCGGCAAGACCATCGAGTTCCGCAAGTACGACAGCCTGCCCAAGGCGCTGGTGCCCCTGACCGAAGGTGTGACCCCTGCCGGCCAGAAGCTGAGCATGGGCGTCATCCGTGCGACCATCAAGCAGTACGGCGGTTACATCGAGCTGTCCGACATCCTGGAGCTGACCGCTATTGACAACAACCTGGTGCAGGCCACCCGTCTGCTGGCCTCTCAGGCCGGCCGTACCTCCGACACCATCACCCGCGAGGTGCTGGCAGGCGGCACCAACGTGGTGTATGCCGGCGGCGCCAAGGACAGAAGCGAGCTGGTGGGCGGCGACGCCACTGAGGCCAACAACAAGTACCTGAGTGTGGACGACATCCGCAAGGCCGTCCGTGCGCTGAAGGTCATGAACGCCCAGAAGATCAACGGCTATTTCGCGGGTATCATTCACCCCGACACCGCCTATGACCTGATGAGCGACAAGAAATGGGTGGACGTGAAGACCTACTCCGACCCCGACGGTATCTATGAGGGCGAGATCGGCAAGATCGAGGGCGTCCGTTTCGTGGAGACCACCGAGGCAAAGATCTTCCACGCGCCTGACCTGGTGATCGCCGACGGCAGCAACGCCGCTGTGCGTGACCTGACCGTCAATAGCGCGTCCGGTAAGGTCATCACCGTCAACGAGGCCCTGAGCACCAACCAGGCTGCCGCGCTGACCGGCCGCGAGATCCTGGTGGGCAGCGAGCTGATGGAGGTGGCGTCCGCGGCCGCAGGTGCTGCCGGTGCTGCGACCATCACCGTGAAGGACAGCCCCGCAACCACGCCTGCCGCGTCTGCCGTGATCTATCCCGGTGAGGGCGGCGCAAAGGGCCGCGACGTGTATTCCACCCTGATCGTGGGCGCCGACGCCTACGGCGTGACCGAGCTGGAGGGCGGCGGTCTGCAGCACATCGTGAAGCAGCTGGGCTCCTCCGGCACCGCTGACCCGCTGAACCAGCGTGCCACCGCTGGCTGGAAGCTGACCAAGGTGGCCGAGCGCCTGGTGGAGCAGTACATGGTGCGTATCGAGTCCGCCTCTACCTTTGAGAGCGGCCTGATGAACTGACACACAAGCGGAGGGGGCGTTGTCCCCCTCCGCACCGGACATGAGGAGTGATAAACATGGCAGAAAAGAAGCAGAGAACGCCTGAAGAAATGGAACAGGCATTGGCCGCGGCCAACAAAGCGCTGGAGCAGGCCAAGAAGGAGGCTGAGGACGCCAAGGAGGCCGCAAAGGCCGCCGAGGAGGTCATGCGCGGTATGTCTGTCAGGGAGGCGGACGACGGCATGGTATCGTTCTACGCTTTCAAGGACGACGACAAATACAAGGACGACATCGTGGTGGGGCTGAACGGCAAGGTGTACCGCATCCAGCGGGGAAAGCACGTCCGTATCCCGCGGCCGGTATACAACATCATCCGCCGGTCGATGGCACAGGACGCGGCCACGGCGGAGATGCTGGAGGAAAAGGCCCGGGAGTATGAGGCGGTCAAGCAGCAGCTGAACTGACAACTGCATACCACCGCGAGTCACGAAAACGGCTGTGACACGGCGCAGCAAGCGGAGAAGGACGCTATCCTTCCTGCTTGCTGTGCCGTTTTTTCACGGCAGAAAGGAGCGGACATGACGAGGACGATCCCTCTGAAAATCCAAAATGAGTATATCACCGGCGACAAGTGCATGATCGGCGCTGTCGGGAGCCACAACGATGTTATTCTCCGCATGGAGTTCTCCGGCATGTGGGACGGCCTGACAAAAATGGTGCAGTTCCGCGATGCGCTGGGGGAGGCCACGATAGAGGCGCTTCTGACCGCTGACATGCTGGAGGCGGACGATACCAGCGTGTATCTTGTGCCGGTGCCAAACGGGGCCAAAAAGTACGCCGGTGAAATGACGCTGTGCGTCAAGGGCGCTGCGGTGGCCGGGGGAAAAGAGACACGGGCCACCACGGCGGTGTACGGGCGGTTCACCGTGGGCGAGAGCAAGTGGAGCGCCGACGCGGAGACGGAGCAGGACGTGCCGCCTACGCAAGCGGAGCAGCTGCAAGGGCAGATCGAAAACGTGCTTGCCACCATCGTGGACGCGCGAAAGGCGGCGACGGAGGCGGCGAAAAGCGCAGAAGGCGCGGCATTGTCACAGTCCCGTGCACAGACTTCTGAGCAATACGCGAGTGAATATGCGCAAGGCGCGGCAAACAGCGCGGCAAGCGCATCGTCCAGCGCAACCGCAGCGGCAAGCAGTGCGGCAAGCGCATCGTCCAGCGCAACCGCAGCGGCAAGCAGTGCGACGGCGGCAGGGGCCAATGCGGACGCTGCTGCTGGGAGTGCAACGAGCGCCTCCGCCAGCGCCACCAGCGCTGGCAAAAGTGCAACTGCGGCAAGCGAAAAGGCCTCTGATGCCGCAAACAGTGCATCGGCAGCGGCGACGAGTGCGCAGACGGCGCAGAGCGCGGCCAGGGCGGCGACCTATGCGGCCAGCACGGCCAGCACGGCGGCGGAAGCGGCATCTGGCTCCGCATCTCGTGCGCGGGAAAGCGCAGCGGCTGCTGCGGAGAGCGCGGCCAGTGTGGACGGCATCAATAAAACCGCACAGAGCTGGGCTGTTGGCGGAACAGGGACACGTGATGGCGAGGATACAAACAACGCCAAATACTGGGCAGAACAGGCGCAGCAGGCCGCAGGCGGCGGCGTGGTAAGCTTCAACGGACGCGCAGGAAGCGTTGTACCGCAGGCGGGAGATTACGACAAGGATATGGTCGGCCTGGGCAGCGTGGACAATACCAGCGACGCTGATAAACCTGTCTCGACAAAGCAGCAAGAGGCGCTGAACAACAAACAAGCAAAGATCACCGCAAGCGGCATTTTGAAAAGCGATGGTTCGGGCGGCGTAACAGCCGCAGCGGCGGGTACAGACTATGCCACACCCGCTTCTCTGCCGAAACCATCCGACACAGCCCCTGTGATGGACGGGACAGCGGAGGCAGGCACTTTGGCAACCTACGCCAGAGGCGATCACAAGCACCCCGCAGATACCAGCAGACAGGCCAAGATCACAGCCAGCGGCGTACTCAAGGGAGACGGCAATGGCGGTGTGAGCGCGGCAACAAAAGGCACGGACTACTCCGGCCCCACGGCCAAGCTATCGCTGACGCTGGCGGCGGCAAGCTGGACAGGGAGCGCAAGCCCCTACACCCAGGGTGTGACCATCACAGGCGGAACGGCCACCAGTCAGGCGGACATTCAGGCAGACGCAACGGCGATACAGCAGATGCTGGACGACGGCACCAACGCTATCTACATCGCCAACAACAACGGAACATTCACCGCCTACGCTGTGGGCAAAAAGCCCACCGCTGACCTGATCGTTCAGGTGACGGTGTACGACGTGAAGGAGGTGTCGTGATGAGTGCCATTGTGGGCAAGGGCATAGCCGCTGGCGGCGGAGGAAGCGGAGTAAGGAGGAGCGTATGAGCACAATTATCGGTAGAGCAATAATTGCGGGGGGGGGTGCTAAAACGTTAGTGTATACAGTTAGCGGTGCGACGGTAACTGCGGTAAACGGAAGCAGTACCGTGACCGCCGCAGCAGATGCTACAGGGAAGGTGGAACTGACGCTGGGCAAGTCGGGGGTGTGGAATATTACAGCCGAAAAGGATGGCAAGTCGAGCTTAACGAAGCAAGTAGCACTGCCGCCTACGCTCATGCTGCCGCTGCGGCCTGTGGCGAATATAAGCCCTACCAGCGGCGTGACGTATACGGATGGCCTGGACGGTGCGACACCGGAACTGATGCATCTGTACGGCGAAGCCATCTCTGACAATGCGGAGATCCTGCGCACGACATCTACGGTGTATCTGGACTTCGGGGCGGACAGCCGGAAGCTGACCGTGGGAGATGTCATGGACTTCTCTATCAACGGCACAACGGTACAGGCGCGGCTGATCAGCTTCAACACGGACGATCTGGCAGACACCAGCGCTTACGGCGAGGAAACCGCCACCGGAAAATGCGGCATGACGTTTGACACCGTGACTATCGTGACCAGCGCACAGATGAACACAGGCAACACGAACGTCGGCGGCTGGGAGGCGTCGCGGATGCGGAGCACCACGATGCCGGAACTGCTGGCAAGCATACCGGAGGCATGGCGCGATGTGTTGATGACGCGCAGCCTGACGAACAACAAGGGGACAACTCCCACGGAGGACATACTCTCGCTGCACAGCCAGAACGACATCGGCTCCAGCGGCTACAACTGGTACGCCGCAGGAAACAGCAAGGTAAAGAACAACGCCTCCGGCTCGGCGGTGGTTTGGTGGCTGCGTGACGCGACCACCGGCACCTCGACGTACTTCTTGATTGTCGACTCCAGCGGCAGCGTCTTCAGCAGCGGCGCCAGCTACTCGGGTGGGGTTGTCCCCGGCTTCGCATTTTAATCTATTATCAATGCCCATCCGCCCCTTAGATGGGGCGGATGGCGGAAAGGAAACGTATGTCCGTACCAAAAAGCAAGCAGGGCGAATCCTCTATGCAATTCATCCAGACGGCGCGGGAACTGAAGCAGCATACGCTTACGGTCGTCAAGAAATGCCCGAAGCGTCTGCAATTTTTCCTGCTGGGGCCTATTTATGAGGAGGCACGAGAGGTACTGCACTCCGTAAAGGCGGCCAACAACACCTATGTGCACAACCAGCATGAGGCGCAGATACGCGCCGACTATCTTGGGAGGGCGAATGTGGTGCTGCAGAACCTTGCCGACGATCTGGAGGATCTGTACGAGGAACTGTTGAGCGGAGAGGAGAGGTATAAGTGGGTACCGCACGCCATGCAGAAGCACGGAGAGCTGATCAGCGCGGAGGCGAAACTGATCGGCAAGGTGCGGAAAAGCGACAGAGAACGGTATAAGGGCTTAACATAAGCCGTTATATAGGGAAAGCGCTGTATATCTGCGCTGGCGGTACGGTCTGGCGGCTCGGCGGTGGTTTGGTGGCTGCGTGACGCGACCACCGGCACCTCGACGTACTTCTTGATTGTCGACTCCAGCGGCAGCGTCTTCAGCAGCAACGCCAGCTACTCGGGTGGGGTTGTCCCCGGATTCGCTCGGCACAGGCAGGACTTAGTAGGCGGTATAGCTGAAAACGATGCTTTGAGCGAAGGAGCGCTTTGCCCATTGAACTCGCGTCCGATGATACGCCGCCGGACGCTGGCCGAAAAGGCCCGTCCGCCACCGAGTGGCGGGCGCTTGCATGGCCGGTGAATGTGCGGAAACCCGGTTTCATGGCGGCGGCTACGCAGTTAGAACCCGCACCCGACAATAAGACTGCACGGAGGCGCATATTGACCAACAAAGAGAGACGAGAGGGCCGCTACCTGCGGCGCAAAGCCGCACGGGAGCGCAAAGCGATGGACCGCAGCAGGGCCTGCGGGAATTTTGATGACGTTTTCAGCTTTATGCACTTGTGGAAATCCGCAAAGAAGTGCTGCAGGGGCGTAAAGTGGAAGTCCAGTACACAGAGCCTTATGAATAACATGCTGGTGCGGGTGGCAGACATCCACACAGAACTTATGGACGGGACGTTTCGGCATAAAGGGTTTCATGAGTTTACGGTATATGAACGCGGAAAGGCGCGGCACATTCGAGCCGTGCATATCACGGAGCGGGTGGTGCAGAAGTGCCTGTGCGACTATGCGCTGGTGCCGGTGTATCAAGCGACGTTTATCTACGACAACTCCGCCAGCTTAAAGGGGAGAGGGATGGATCGCGCCCTGCGGCGGTACAAGAAGCATGTCTCCCGGCAAGCAAGGAGAGGCGGCTATGTGCTGCGGTACGATTTTCGCAAGTTCTTCGATACCGCGCCGCACAAGCCACTGTTTGAAGCGAACAGGCGGTTGTTTCACGATCCGCGCACAGCGGCGGAGGTGGACCGTTTTATCCGCGATTTCGGAGACTATGGGCTGGGGCTGGGGAGCCAGGTGTCGCAGGTGTGCGCCCTGATGCTGGCTTCCCCCATCGACCACCTGTGCAAGGACAAACTGCGGCTGAAAGGGTACGGACGATATAACGATGACGGGTACGCTATGCACGAAAGCCGGGCGTATCTGGAAACGTGCTTAACAGAAATACGCCGCAAGGCAACAGAAATCGGTATTGTGGTGAACGAAAAGAAAACGGGCATATCGCCCGCAGGAAAGTCTGTTTTTCTCAAGTGTCGGTACCACACAAAGCCGGATGGTGGCGTAAAAATGCGGATGGGCCGCGAGGCCACAGCGCGTCTGCGTAAGAAATTGCCAAAGCTCCGAAAAATGGTACACGCCGGAAAAATCTCGCTTGCGGATGTACAGCCGGTTTGGGCATCCTATTGCGGGCACATGAACCGAGGGAATAGCCACAAGGCCGTGCGAAAGTCGGCGGAATATTTTAAGAGCATATTTGGGTTTTACCCGGATAAGGAGGGCTGGAGCTATGCCCTTGCAGGAGACCATTGAAAAGCTGACCGATGTATGCGCAGAGCTGCTGGCTATATGCCTGGAGCAGGCGGCAATCATAGGGCAGCATGTGGAGGCAGATAAATACGAAAAAGCTTTAGCGATGCTGGAAAGCGAGGTGAAAGAGTGTACAAGGTAAATGCAGGCGGCGAGACATTTTACAGTGAAGCGGCAAACCCGGTAAAAATCGCAGAAAACGGCAGCTATATTCTGTGCAAAGAAAGCGAACGCGAGGGCTACGCAGTGGATGCCACAGGCGGCGAAGAGACCATGCGGGTCATTAATGGCAGCGTGGAGCACGTTAACGGCGCAGAGCTTGTTGCGGGGCTTATCTCGGAAGCAGAAACGTTGACGCAGCAACTTGGAGAAGCGGTAGAAGCCATCTACAACAGCGACATGGCGACCATCGGTTAAGAAAGGAGAACGACTATGTACAACATTATGACGAAGCTCATCAACAAACGGTTCTACAAGACCCGTGAGGAGGCACAGCAAAAGTGCGACGTGTTTTACGCCGTGGGGCGCATCACGGACGAGCAGTACACGGAGCTGTGTGCGCTGATCGAGAGCGTGTACGCAGAATAAGGGGCGGGGAGAATTACTCCCCCCGCCGGATGTAGGCTTCTTCGGCATCGAGCTGTGCCTGTTTGAGTGCGGTGACGGCCTTTTCAAGCTGGGCAATGGCATCGGTGACGGCGTTGAACAGGGTGAAATACTCGGGCATGGGAACACCTCCTTTCTGCAAGCAGGATAGCACAGGAGGCGTGTCAGAAACGGTCGAAGGGTGTCGAGGGTGCAAAAATAATTTGAGAGGAGAACGCGGCGAATGGAACCGTGGGTACAGCAGATCGCCGTACCGCTGGCGGTAGCGGTGCTGACAAGCAGCGGTTTGTGGGCACTGGTATCGAAGCGTGCGGACAAGAACAACGCAGAGCGGAAGATGCTGGTGGGTCTGGCGCATGACCGCATCATCCATCTGGGCATGGTGTACGTGACGAGAGGGTACATCACGCAGGACGAGTACGAAAACCTCAATGACTATCTGTACCAGCCGTATGAAAAGATGGGCGGCAACGGCAGCGCAAAACGGGTCATGGAGGAAGTAAGGAAGCTGCCCATCAAGCGAGAGGCGTAAAGCCGGAAAGGAAGAATTATGAAACTGAACAACAAGACCTATGACATCATCAAGTGGGTGGTTATGATCGTGCTGCCCGCCCTCAGTGCCCTGTACGTGGGACTGGGCGGCATCTGGGGCTGGCCGTACATCGAGCAGGTGGCGGGGACTATCTCCTGCATCACCGTGTTCCTTGGCGCGCTGCTGGGCATTTCCAGCGCCAGCTATAAGAAATCTACGCTGGACGAGGAGGCCATGTAAATGACTACCCCGAAGGTCTACCTGTCCCCGGCTATGCACATGGCAAACCCCTGTGTATATCCCCGCCCGGACGGGAAACAGTGCTATGAGGCACTTGAGAACAACGAGTACATCGACATTCTGGAGCCGATCCTGAACCGCTGCGGCATTGCCACCAAGCGCGGCTATCGGCGCACACCCATGAACAGCGACAACGGCGATGCCATCATGAAGCAGAACGTGCGGGAAAGCAACGCATGGGGCGCGGACGTGCATTACGTCAGCCACACCAACGCCATCAGCAACGGCGCGGAGCAGACACGGGTGAGCGGGTGCAACCCCATGTACTACACTTATTCCAGCAAGGGGAAGAAGTTGGGCGAGATCATGGTGAAATACCGCAAGCAGGTGTACCCCGGCAAGGTGACGCTGGTGCCAAACGCCAAGTGGTACGAGCTGCGGGTGCCGAACGCGGTGAGCTTTTACGAGGAACACGCTTTCCACGACAACCCCAACGACATCGGCTGGTGGCACGAGCACATGACAGAGGTGGCGGAGAGCGCCGCCAAGGGCCTGTGCGAGTGGTTCGGCATCCAGTATGTGGAGCCGGAACAGCCGGAGACACCGGAACAGCCGGAGACACCGGAACAGCCGACCGTGACCGAAACATACACCGTGAAGGTGACGCGGAGCGCGGACGGGAAAAGCGGCACGTGGGAGATCGTTAAGTGAGGTGAAGACATGACGGTTACAGATACCATTTCGCAGGCGGACGAGCTGCGGCTGAACACCATAAGCGACGAGCAGAAGGCGGCGTGGGTGATGGGGCTGGACCAGCAGATCGGGGAGAGGATCGATATGGCCTCCTACGTACACAGTTGGCCGGCGGGAGACGGGGAGCTGCTGCTCCCCGCGCCCTACGACCGGGTGTATGTGCTGTATCTGTGCAGCCAGATCGACTACTACAACAACGAAACGGCGCTGTATGGCAACGACAAGGCGGTGTATGACGAGGCGATGAGTGAGGCAATGGCGTGGTGGCGCCGGCAGCACTGCCCGGACAACATCGGGAATGTGCAGGTGATGGGATGAGACTGGCAAGCCTGCCCTATTCCCTGAACCCCAACAAGGTGGAGATGGTGCAGATGCGAGGCATCAACTGGTCGGACGCCATACAGAACGGCGATTTGCGGGACAGCCTGAATTTGTCAGCCAGACGGTGGCCGTACATCACCACGCGGAAGGGCCGGGTGAAGCAGACCGGGTACCAGAACGTGACGGCGCTGACATCGTGGGACAAGCTGGTGGCGGTGCAGGGGACCACCCTGCTGTACGACGGGCAGACGGTGGGCACGGTGACGGCGGGCAAGAAGCAGTTTGCCGTGGTGAATACCAAGATGGTGATATGGCCGGACAAGGTGTATCTGGACATCAAGGACCAGACCGTAAAGCCATTGGCGGCGGAGATTACCGGCAGCAAGGCCACGTTTGCCACCAACAAAATAACCGTGAACGGCTGGGCGGACCTGACCACGAAGTTCAAAGCGGGCGACGGCGTGACACTTTCTGGATGCACCTCCAAGACGGAGAACAACAAGGATTTTGTCATTAAGACGGTCACCTCCAACACGATCACGGTGGCGGACAACACGTTTACGGCGGTGAACGAGGCCAGCACCAGCATTAAAATCGAGCGAAAGATACCGGACCTGGACTACATCTGCGAGAGCGAAAACCGGCTGTGGGGCTGCAACAACGACACGCAGACCATCTATGCCAGTGCGCTGGGCGACCCCACGAATTTTTACGTGTACGAGGGACTATCCACAGACGCCTATACGCTGGCAGTGGGCACGGAGGGTAAATTCACAGGCTGCTGCAAGCTGAGCTCTTCGGTGCTGTTCTGGAAGGAGACAAAACTGCACAAAATGCTGGGCAGCTATCCGGCGGAGTACGCCATGTACACCTACGAAATGGAGGGCTTGCAGGATGGATGTCAGAAAAGCCAGCAGGTGATCAACGACACGTTGTTCTATAAAGGCCCTCACGGGGTATACGCCTACTCCGGCGGCACGCCTATGCTGATCAGCGACAACTTCGGCGAGAAGGAGTTTACCGATGCGGTAGCCGGCAACGACGGCGACAGCTACTACCTGAGCGTGAAGGACGGCACGGCGCACCGGCTGATGGTGTATGAGACCAAGACCGGGATATGGGTGCTGGAGGACGGCACGGAGGCGGTGGACTTTGCGCGGCTGGGAAAGAAACTGTACATGCTGGCGGGCGGCGACGTGTACCTGCTGGATGGCGAGGACACGCCGCAGGCGCAGGAGTGGATGGCGCAGTTCGCCCCCATGTATGAGACCATCGACGGCAAGAAAGCGTATTCCAAGATACTGATGCGGCTGGAGCTGCCGAAGGGCAGCTACATGACGGCACAGATGCGCTGCGACGGGAAGCCGTGGCAGACGTGCGGCACGGTGGTGGGCAAGGAGCACAACGTGACAAGCCTGCGGCTTGCGGCCAACCGGTGCGACAAATTTGAGCTCAGGCTGGAGGGCAAGGGCCCGTGCACCATACTGGGCATATCGAGAGCGTTTATGGTGGGGAGTGATGTGAAATGATCGTTTTCCCGGAGAGCATAAACGAGTTGCCGAGGGAGAACCCGTCAGAGGCGCTGGACATAACGGAAAACTACATTAAGTACATGTGCCAGCGCATTGACTGGGCAATGGGCAACGTGACAAAGAACGTCAGCAAGGCGGGCGTGTCCAACGCGGAGATGTACATTCTGCTGACGGCGCTGCAGAATACGGTGTCTGCCCTACAGAGCACGGTGAACAGCCAGGGGGCCAGCATATCGGCGCTGACGCAGAGCGTGACGGTACTGGGCAACGACTACACAGCGCTGGAGCAGAGAGTGGCGGCGCTGGAGAACAAGACATAAGGAGGATGCCTATGGCTATACGGAAAAACAAAAAAGCGACGACCGGCAGCGTTATGGGCGCAGTAAGCGGACTATTCGGCGACCCGAATAACCGGCGCAACATGGCGGACGCCGTCGCCATGAAAAAGGCGGCAATTAAAAACAACGCGGTCAACGGCGCCTTGGCGGGCGCAATGGGCGGCGCTGTGGGCGGCGCACTGAACTACGGGAACAGCGGCGGCAATTCCGGCGGGGGTGGCTACACGCGGGTGGAAATGCCGGTAGATGTGGGCGCACTTCCCACCTTCAACAGCTCGTATCTGGATCAGCTGAATGCTTTGGCGCGGCAGCTGACCAGCATGAACTACGAGGACTGGACAAAGGGCAGCCAGTACCAGTCGCTGGCGGATCGGTATGGCAACAACGGACGGATGAGCATGCAGGACGTATTGGGGCAGGTGGCCGCCCGCACCGGCGGCTTGGCCTCCAGCTATGCCACCACGGCGGCGCAGCAGCAGTACAACCAGTACATGGCGCAGCTGGAGGAAGTGGCGCGGCAGATGTACTCACAGGAGCGCGGCGACATTATGGACACCGCCAATTTGTACCGCAATCTGGCAAACGACGAGTACGGCCGCTATCGGGACAGTTTGGCCGATTACAATGATCGTCTGGCGGCGGCACAGAGCGCGGCACGGAGCGCATACAGCGGCAGCGGATACGCCGGCACGACAAGCATTGACCGGCTGAAAAGCCGCAGCGGCAACGGTGGCTCCGGCGGCAGCGGCAACGCAAGATACAGCAGCAGCACGGCACTGAACCTGGCCACCAGCAACGCAAGGACCACCAGCGGTCAGGTGATGGCGCTGGAGGCTATGTACGAAAACGGGAACATCACAAAGAAGCAGTACAGCGATCTGGTATACGCCGTGAAGAACCCGGGGAAATAAGGAGGGCGCGATGGGCTGGAAGCAGACATTTCAGAAGAAAATGAAAGCTGCGGGGATGGAAAACGACATCCCCGCAGCAAGCCGGACAAACCGCAATACAGACAGCGGCGGGTGGCAGGATAAGTTCCGCAGCAAAATGGAAGCTGCCGGCATGGGCGGCGACATTATCCGCACCGGCGGCAGAACGGCGGCGGATGTAGCGCCCAGCACCTATAAGCCGGACACGTCTATGCTGGTTACGCCGAGCGTACCTGCGGGGAACACAACAAGTGCGGCGGGGAAATATAACGTGGGCCAGGGCTTGGCAAAGGCCGGACAAATGGGCCTGACACAGATCGCCAAAGTGGGCAGCTCTGCCGGCGCATGGATAGAGAACCTGCTGGGTGATTTTGCCCGGGAAGGCTCCAACGGCTACTGGGACCCGGACACCAGCAACTGGCTTTTCAATCGCTGGAACCGGGCTATTGACGCGGAGGCGCAGGGGGTGCAGCAGCGGTACGCGGAAAACACGGCACGCGGCGGGAAAGCGGCGCAGGTTTTTGAAGACCTGGGTGCGGTGACGGTGGCGGCGGTGCCGCAAGCCATTGCGGCGCTGTTTACAGGCGGCGCCAGCGCGGCGGCGCAGGCGGGCGCACTGGCGGAAAACGCGGCGGCTTCCTCCGGCCTGGTAAGCACCATTTCCCGCAGTATGCGGGCAATGGCGAAAGATCCGAACTTCCAGCTCTCCTTTGCACAGGTATTTGGCCCCGGCTATGAGCAGGCAAAGGCGGACGGCGCGGACGATTTCCGCGCTTCCGTGTACGCCATCGGCAACGGACTGATGAACGCCGCCGTGGAAGTGGGCGGCGGTATCCAGACGCTGCCACGGGAATTGCAGAACGGCGGCAGCGCATGGAAAGCATGGGTGGACACCATGCTGGACGAGGGCAAGGAGGAAGTGGTGCAGGGCGTGATCGAACGCGCCACGCAGAACGCCGTCTATGGACGGGACAACCCCCTTGTCGGTATCGGCAACGGCGCCATTTTTGACCCGGCGGCAGCGGCGGAGGAATTTGCCGGTGGCGCTGTGGTTGGCGGTATCCTGGGCGGCGGGCAGGTGGGCGTGAACACCCTTGCCAACCGTTCGGCATACAACGCGGCCAGAGCGCAGTATGACCGGGACGTGCGGCAGAACACCGCGCCGGAGATGGACGGCAGGACGGCGGAAGCCGTGGAGGCGGTGACCCGGGGCGAGACGATCACCGGCAACCAGGCGGCAGCCATTGCACGGGACCCGGTGGCCGTGGAGACACTGGAGGCCAGCACCGGGGTAAAGCTGGACACGGAAAAGCCCATCAGCCAGCTCAAACGTGAAATTATCGCCCTTGCAAGCCGCGAGACAGCGCAGGAGCAGACACAGCGCGCCCCGGCTATCCCCCAGACGCAGAAACGCGCACAGAAAGCCGTTGGCGGCTTTATGGAGGCGGGTCAGAGAGCGTATCAGCAAATGCGGGAGACAAGCGGCAGCGGCGCGGAAGTGTACGCAGGCTTTTCCGCTATGTACAACGCGGGGTTGAACGGCGTTGAGGCGGAAAAGGCCAAGGGCAAGTACGCGGCGATGCTGACGCCGGAGCAGCGGTACACGGCGTACAACGCGGGGCTGGAGGACGCCAGGGCGCAGGTGGCACGGGAGAATGCGGACGCAGCAACCGTGACCACCACGGCGGGGGCAGGTCTGGCGGACAATGCCTACAGCCGGTACATCATCGCAAAAGACAAGGGCGCGGCATCGACGCTGAACACCATCGGCAAGAAGCTGGGCGTGCGTATCGAGTTCGTGGACAGCATTATGGATGGGCAGGCCAACGGCCAGTACATCAGGGAGAAAAACCTGATCCAGATCGCGGCGGACAGCACGAACCCCATCTATGAGGTGGCGGGGCATGAGGTCACCCACCGGATGCAGGATCTCTCCCCCGACGAGTACCGGGCGTTCCGGCAAGCGGCGATAGAGTACCGCATGCGGGAGAACGGCGCGGACACGGAAACGGAGGTCGTGCAGCGGTACATGGAGGCGGCGGAGAGAGCCGGCGTAACGCTGACGCAGGACGAGGTGATGGACGAGATCGCCGCGGACTTCGCTGGGCGGATGATCGAGGACACGGACCTGTTTGCGCAGTTTGCCAAGGACAACCGCACGGCGGCGCAGAAGCTGCTGGACGAGCTGAAGGAATTTATCGCCAAAGTCAAGGCTATGTTTACCGGCAAGGCAAGAGACAACGCGGCGATGGATGCCTACGGCAAGACCTTTGGTGAGCTGGAGGACATTGCACAGAAGTGGCAGGCGGCCTTTGACGCGGCGGAGAGACAGGCGGAGCGGGCGACCGTCAGCGCGACAGTGCGCAGCGGCGATACAGTGCAGTATGACGATGCTGTATACTCCCTCCGGGTTACCGATAAGGACACGCTGGACTTTTTGGATAAGCAGAAAACCATCACAACGTACAAGACCATGCAGCTTGTCGATGGCAAACTGTACCCGCCGATGGCCGCCCGCGTGGATGGAAAGTACGAGGATGCCAGCGAACTTGGCGCGTGGGAAATGTCCGTGGAGCGCCCCGATCTTGTGAAGGATGGCAAATTCAAGTTGGACAAAGGCAAGGGCCAGGGGAGCTTAACGGCGTCGTATAACCCGTATATGCACTCGTCCAATCTTGTAATCAACGATCAGTTCAGCGGCGCATATACCCGTGACAACCTTGTGACCGTGGAATGTGAAGTGCCTGTAAGTGAGATGACCTCCGGGTACCATGCGGACGGCGCAAAGGATGGCGTTGGCTGGCATTCTTGGCATACCGGTACAGTAGCTGGGCAGGTACGTAAGGCTACCGGCGTGGAGCGCAAGGTGTTTCTTTCGCGGTGGATCAAGCCGGTACGTATCTTGCCAGATGCGGAAGTGGCTAATATGTACAAGGAACTTCTTGGCGATACCGGAATAGAGGTGCCGGACAATGTTGTCACGCCTGGGCTTTTGGCGGAGCTGAAGAAAGCGGGCGTTCCTATCAAGGAAAGCGGGCGCGTAAAAACCGCCGCCGGTGAGGGCGACGGTGCGCGGTATATGATCCGTAACGTCGGCGGGAAAACCATGACTGTTATCGACACAGAGAACGATACGCGCGATTTTAAGGCGGCAGAAGCGTATTTGAAAACACTGGTAGACGCAGACCATCCCTTTTCCACTATCTTAGCGGATGCACAGCCTGTTTATGTGGGAAAAGACTTGCCGGGAGAATACAAATCTTCCGAGTACACAAAAACCGTGAAGCCTGCGCTGCGGAAAATCAAAATGCAAGCGGCTACCAACTTGGATGAGATGCTTCTGCTGGCTGAAAATGGCGAGTGGCGAGAGAATGTAAAGCCGAAACACAGTAAAGACGCACAAAATGGATGGTATCGGTATGATACGCAGTTTGCGGTTCCTATTTTAAACGCAAAAAAAACCATAGACCACTATACTGTCTACGGCGGGACGCTCTTAATCCGCAATGATGCAGATGGGAAATCGTATTTGTACGACCTTCTTGATGTAGAAAAAAAGAAGGTAATCAGCAAAACTTCCTTCTCTGCGGAAACGCATTCGGAAGTAACCTCGCCAAAACCTTCTGGTACCAGTATACTCACCGATGGCGAGAATGTCAAGCCGAAGTTTTCGTTGAAGGCTTACTCGGAGGCGGAGAAAAAAGATCATGTGAAGTCCGCGAAGGAGTTTTTCGGTAAAACGTACAGCTGGAACGAGACCGGGTACATCACCACGGACGGCACAAAGCTGGACTTTTCCGGCCGGCATGATGGCGGCCCCGGCGGCTACCGCACTGTGGACCACCGTGACATACGCGATGCGCTGGGGCTTGACTACGGCGGCGAAGATTACAGCGGCGCAATGGTGCAGTTTATGGGCGAGGGGAATATCCGCATTAGCCCGGAAAGCGGCGGCATCAATCTGTCGGTCATGCCCACAAAGGCGCAGCTGGACACGCTGGCTGACTTTATCAGTAAAAACCGCGGCGAGGTGATACTGGATCTGGACGATACCAACGGAAACACCGTGTCCAGCACGGAATATCCGAAGGGAACGCACAGCAGCAAGGTCATCAACGACATAAGGGCGTACTTTGAGAACGGAACGGTGCCGAAGGTATCTGAGCTGAGCCAGTTCCGGTATCAGCTGCGGAGTACGGCGGACATTGAGCAGGAGGTGCGTGACCTGAAACGGGAACGCACGGTACTGGCCAGCCGCAACCGCGCATTGGAGCAGCGGGTGCAGGAGCTGAAGGGCGAAATGCGTAAAAGCAAGGAACCCTCTGTGGTGCTGCGGGACGTGAAAAATCTGGGGCGCGAGACCATACGCAAGTACGGCAGTGACGTGAAATACGGAGATATTCAGGCCGACATGGAGGCGCTGGGCAAGGCTGTGATGAAGCGTGACGTGAGCATGGCCGACCTGATGCCCTACGCCAGAAACGCGGCGACGGCCATCGTGGACAACACGACGGAGCTGACGGAGCACGGCGCGGAGCTGCTGGAGATCAAAGACTACCTGAAGCGGCAGAAGATCCTTTTCAACGGGGAGATGGACCACTACAACGAGTTCCGCAAGCGGTACATGGGAACGCTGAAGCTGAACAAGTCGGAGGGCTTGCCGGTGGACACCATGTACGAGGAAATGACGGAGATGTTCGGCGAGGGCTATTTCCCCAGCGACGTGTATACCGAGGCGGACAAGCTGCAGCAGATCGCGGATGTGCTGGACAGCATGGACAGCATTTATGAAAACCCCTTTGACAGCTACCGTGACGCAGCCATTCAGGAGATCGCCAACGACATCATTGACGGCATGATCTCTGACCAGGTGCGGCAGAAGAAGACCTTTGCCGACCGGCGGGAGCTGGAGAAGCAGGAGGCCGTGGGACGGGTGCGTGAAATGCTGACAAAGGAGCGGGAAAAGCGCCGGGACATGGTGAAGCGGATGCGCCGGGAGTACAGCGAAAAGACCCAGAAGGGCCGGGAGAAGCGGTACGCCGCAGAGATGCGTGCAAAGATCGCCAGACACACGGGGCCTTTGTCCGAAAAGCTGCTGCGTCCCACGGACAAGAAGCACATTCCGGATGAGCTGCGCGTGGTGGTGGCCGATCTGCTGCGGAACATCAATCTGGAGAGCGCATACAGCTACGACGAGAACGGACGGCTGCGGAAAAACGCCGGCGGCGACCCGACCCGACGGACGCAGGAGGTCGTGAAGCTGAAAAAGGCATACGAGGACATCATTGCCCGTGAGGGGAACATGGTGGTGGATCCCGATCTGCTGGACAGCGGCGGGCTGCTGGACAGTCTGGCGGCGCTGGGCGGAAAGCGTATCGCCGACATGAACGTGACGGAGCTGGAGACCGTATGGAACGCGGTGCGGGCCATCGAGGCCACGCTGACCAGCTATGACCGGACGCTGGCGAACCAGAAGTACGCACGGACCAGCGAGTGGGCAGACAGCCTTATGATGGGCAGCATGAGCCGGAAGCGGCGGAACCGGAAGATCTCGCTGGATATGGCGGACCCGTATACGTTCTTCTCCGCCTACGGCGACGGCGGCATGCAGGTATACCGGACGCTGCGAAACGCGCAGGACCGGGAGCACGTGATGCTGACGGAGCTGCGGGACGCGGCTAAAAAGTTCCTGGATGCGGACGTGTACAAAAACCGCTTTGAACGGCACACGTTCACCACAAGCCGGGGCGTGGAGCTGACGCTGACCAACGAGCAGATCATGAACCTGTACAACCTGGCAAAGCGCGGTGAGCAGGCCATGAACCACCTGATGGTGGGCGGCATCGTGCAGCCGGAGATCAAGCGGGACGGCAAGCTAAAAGCCATCCCCCGCGGGACGGAGAACATCCTGCTGACGCTGGAGGACGTCAAGGCCATCACCTCCGTGCTGACACCGGAGCAGATCAAGGTGGCGGACGGCCTGCAAAAGCTGGCCAGCACGAAACTGGCGGAGTGGGGCAACGAGGCCAGCATGGCGGTGTACGGCTACCGCAAGTTCATGGAGACGCATTACTGGCCCATCAAGACGGCGAAGGAGGCCACGGCATCCAGCGTGGAGAAGGGACCGGACATCGCCAGAGAGATCAAGAATATGGGCAGCGCAAAGGCCCTGACGCCCAACGCCAGCAACGCGCTGGACATTGGCGGCGTGTACGACGTGTTCGCGCAGAACGCCAGCGACATGATCAAGTACGCCACGCTGCTGGCCCCGATGGAGGACATCAACCGGCTGTACAACTACCGGTACCGGGACAGCATGGGCAATCTGACCGGAAAGAACGTGCGGCAGGTGCTGTCCGGCGTGTACGGCGACGCGGCGCAGAGCTACTGGCGGAACCTGATGCGCGACGTGCAGAACGGAATGGTGAAGAACGCCAGCGCCACCACAAGGGCCGTGGAGCGCATCGTGGGCAACACGAAGGGCGCCGCGGTGGGTGCGAACCTGCGCGTGGTCATCCAGCAGCCCACAGCGTACTTCCGGGCGGCGGTGGTGCTGGACCCGGAAAACATGACGAAGGGGCTGGGCAACGGCGTGACCAAAGGCAACGGATGGGACAAGGCCCGGAAGTGGGCACCCATTGCGGGCATCAAGGACACGTCCGGCTTTGACCAGGGCAGCCGGTACACCATTGCGCGGGAGGTATACGGCACGGACGGCAGCTTTATGTCGTGGCTGAGCGACAAGAGTATGTCACTGGCCGGAAAAGCCGACGCGGTGACGTGGGGCAAGATCTGGAACGCCTGCGAATGGCAGGTGGCGGCGGACACAAGCCTGGAGGTGGGCAGCGATGCCTACTATCAGCAGGTTGCGGAGGTGTTTACGGATGTGATCGACCAGACGCAGGTGGTAGACGGCATCATGCAGCGGACGCAGATCATGCGGGACAGCGACGCGCTGACGCGGCAGGCCACGTCCTTCATGGGTGAGCCGCTGAAAAGCCTGAATATCCTGATGCGTTCCTACGACGCATGGGTGTATGAAACGAACCCGCAGAAGCGCAGCAAGGCGCTGAAGCAGCTGAAGCGGGCCGTGGGTGCCTTGCTGGTGACGGACGTGGTGAACGCGCTGGCACAGTCCATCGTGGACGGCCTGCGGGACGACGACAAGGACAAGAAATACTGGGAGCGCGTTTTGGAAGCCTTTACCGGCATTACAGGGGAGGAAAAGGACTTTGGCGAGGCTGTCAAGAACATCACGCTGCAGGGCAATGTGAAGGGCAACATCACGCTGGTAGGCCGTATTCCCTACGCCAAAGACATTATCTCCATTTTGCAGGGCTACACCGTAGACCGCATGGATGCCGGCGCGGTGGACGACATCGTAAGGGCCACCAAGTCCATGATCTCCAGCGCCAACGGACAGGGCAAAAAAACGGCGGCGTACAACGTCAAGCAGTTCCTGACCGTGGTCAGCAAAATCTTTGGCGTCAGCGTGGCGAACCTGGGACGGGATACCTGGGCCATTGCCAGAAGTATTGCCAGCGAGACCGGGAATGTGCGGCTGATGTTTGAGATGGAAAAGGCCATCTACCGCATGGACAAGAGCGCCGGGAACCGGAAAACGTGGTGCGAGCTGCTGTACCGGGCGCAGAAAGAAAGGGACACCGAAACGGCGCGTCTGATCTACCGGGAGATGCTGGCGCACGGCTATGAGGAGGCGGACGTGCGGCAGGGCGTGGAGGCCATTATGAAGCAGGAGCAGGGCGTAAACTCTGTGAAAGAACTGAGAAACCGGTGGATGGCACCGTAAAACAAAGAAAGGAGCAACGGGCGATAGGCGCAACCATCCTATGGCACCATCCCGCCGCAAGGCGGTCCGCAGGCCTGCGTAAGCAGGATGAACCAGCAGCACAGGGAAATCCGCGCCATGCTGAAGGGCATGGCACCCAAAAGGGCTATCGCATGGATCCAATCTTTTGAGTTACCACAAGAGGAAGCCCAGTGCATCGCGGAGTGCGATGTGCGGCGTCGCAGCTGCGTGGAACAGGCATTTTGTATGAATGTGTCTGTGGACGTGGTAAAACGATGCCGGCGAAGGGCATACCGAAAAATTGCAGACGGGCTGAACGCAGAAAAAAGCCACACCTGAAAAGGTGTGGCTTTTTATTTGCCGCCGAAAGGGGGACGGCGGCGTGTGTTGGGGGGGATAGCCTGATTATACGGCGAAATAAGTAAAAACGCAATAGAGACGCGCTGATTTTTAACGCGCACTTATCAGCCACTTTATCGCCACTTTGAAATGGGCATATCCCTGTATGCTTACAGTAAAGAGAGGTGGTCGTGATGTTCGTGCGCTATAACCCAAACCCGGCGGGGAAAAACGTGGGGGATTGCCCGGTTAGGGCCATCTGCAAGGCCACGGGGCAGGGATGGCATGAGACGTATGTGCATCTGTGTATGCAGGGGCTGGCTTTGGCGGATATGCCCAGTGCCAACAATGTATGGGGCGCGTATCTGAAAAAACTGGGATTTAGGCGGCATATTATCCCGGAGGATTACCCGGACAGCTATTCCGTGGGTGACTTCGCAAGGGAGCACCCGCGTGGTACATATCTTCTGGCGCTGGCGTCCCACGTGGTGTGCGTGATAGACGGAGACTGGCATGACACGTGGGACTCCGGGGCCGAAACACCTTTGTATTTTTGGGAAAGGACGGATGAGGAATGAACTATCCCTATTACGGAAACCCCTATATGCCGCCGATGCCGGACAACCTCGGCCAGCTCAGGCAGCAGCAGATGATGCAGACTATGCCGCCGCGTATGCCTGTGCAAACGGTTCAACAGCAGCCAATGCAAACAAGCGTTGTATGGATCAGCGGAGGCAAAGAAGAGGCAAATGGGTTTATGGTTGCCCCTAATTCTCGTGTAATTATCTTTGAAACAAACTCGATGATTTTCCACATCAAAGAACGAGACGCAAGTGGTACGCCTATTCCAATGAGAACGTTTAATTACGTTGAAGAAACCGAAACAGTACATCAGGATACTAAAATAAATGATAAGTTTGTTACCCGCGAGGAATTCAACAAACTGGCGGCGCTTGTGGGCGAAATGAAGGGCAAGAAACACAAGGAGGAAAAGGGCGATGAATAATCCGTTTTTTAATGCGCTGGGCGGCGGTATGGGGCCGCTGGGCAATTTTGGGCAGCTGATGCAGAAATTTCAGCAGTTTAAGCAGACGTTTCAGGGGGACCCAAAAGCAGAAGTGGAGAAAATGCTGCAAAGCGGCGCGCTGACCCAGGAGCAGCTCAACCAGGTCCAGGCGATGGCAAAGCAGTTCCAGAACCTTTTGTGATCAATATCGTGGCCACGATTTGATGAAATACATTTTTATCCGAAAGGAGTGACGACAATGGCAATTACTGACGGCGGCGCCACCATGACCATGCCCGTGGCCCCTACCGGCATGATGGGCGGCGGCTTCGGCGGCGAAAACGGATGGTGGATCATCCTGTTTTTGATCGTGCTGTTTGGCTGGGGCCGTAACGGCTACGGCAACAACAACGGTGGCGTGATGGACGGCTATGTGCTGACCTCCGACTTCGCCAACATCGAGCGTAAGCTGGATGCGGTGAATAGCGGGATCTGCGACTCCACGTTTGCCCTGAACAACTCTATCAATGGCGGCTTTGCTACGGCGGAGCTGTCCCGCGCAAACCAGCAGGCGGCGCTGATGCAGCAGCTCAACGCCATGCAGATGCAGTCTCAGGAGTGCTGCTGCGAGAACCGGGCGGCTATCGCCCAGGTGCGGTACGACATGGCGACGCAGGCCTGCGACACCCGCAACACTGTGCAGACGGCGGCCCGGGACATCGTGGAGAACGCGAACGCCAATTCCCGTGCGATTTTGGACTTCCTGACGCAGAGCAAGCTGCAGGATCTTCAGAGCGCCAATCAGGAGCTGCGCCTTGCCGCATCTCAGGCTGCGCAGAACAACTACCTGATCTCCCAGCTGCGGCCCACGCCCATTCCCAGTTACCCGTCCTGCAACCCGTGGGCAAACGGCAGTTATAACGGCTGCTGCGGCTGCTGACAACTGCATAGCGCCAGCTGTTCGGGATCTCCGAACTGTTCAGCCCCGTGCTGATACTGACACCAACGCGGCGGGGCAATAGCTCCGCCGCTGTATTTTGAAAGGAGTGATTATTTTGGCCGAGTTTACCAACGCCAATATCGTGACTGTGACCGCAGGGCAGAATGTGCCTCTGACGGAAACCGCGGTCAACAGCAAGCCGTGCATCGTACACCGTGAGGGTGCCGGGGTGGTGACGCTGCGTGGACTGACGAACCAGTGCAGAGCGCTGTACAAAGTCACTTACGGCGGCAACATCGCCATTCCCACCGGCGGCGCCGTGGGAGCCATCACCGCCGCGCTGGCTGTCAACGGCGAGGCGTTGACCAGCGCTACAGCGACGGTGACGCCTGCTGCCGTGGAAAACTATTTCAATATCTACGTTTCCGCGCAGGTGTGCGTGCCGAAGGGCTGCTGCCTGACGGTCGCCATGAAGAACACCAGTACGCAGGCAGTCAGCTTTGCCAACAGCAATCTGACCGTTGAGAGAATTGCGTGAGAGGAGGGACGACATGAACATGAAGGAACTTTTCGGCATCCGCGAGATGCTGTGTGACGAGCTTTCCGAGTATGCCGGCAAGCAGGAGATGGGCACCGGGGAGCTGGACGTGATCCACAAATTGACGGCCTCTATCAAGAACATTGATAAGATCGCCATGTTTGAGAGCGGCGGGTACAGCCGTGACGACGGGTATTCACGCGAGGATGGGTATTCCCGCGGCGGCGACTGGGATGCAAGCATCCGGGGTACGTATGGGCGCGGCAGCTCGTACCGGCGCAAGAGAGACTCTATGGGCCGGTATAGCCGCGATGACGGGTATTCACGCGATGGGCATGCCAAAGATGTGATCGAGCGCATGATGCAGGACACCGACGATCCCAACGTGAAAGAGGCGTTGCGGCAGTGCATGCACGTGGTGGAGAAGGGCTGACGTTGCTAACACGTTGCTAACAAAGCGGAAAACGAGCAAAAACAAAAAACCTCGGAACCCTTGTGGTTCCGAGGTTTTCATGGTGCGCGGTACAGGACTTGAACCTGTGACCCCATGCACGTCAAGCATGTGCTCTACCAGCTGAGCTAACCGCG